AGTATCAAGGGCATCAGGCAATTTGGATAAATCTATTTCAGCCACATCACAACGCTTAAAATAGTTAGGACTACACTCAGCATCTTGTAACTGATTAAAGTGCGTGAGATGGCTTTGTTTCGCTTGACAAGGGCATTGTTGTCATCCTTCAGGTATCCGATGTTTGTCTTTTGCTTACCAATGATGGAATCTTGCTGATCAATGATGACGGAATCCGATGTCACAATTTTGCGAAGAATTGTGACTTGCCTTCTTGCAATTGCACCCTTGACCAAATAATGGTTTGCTTCTTGGATTACACAAGTATCCACCAACACTTGTCCATTACTGGTCAAAGGAATGAGAAACAACAAGAACCACATTCTACAAAGTAGCACTTTTGGGCGATTGTTTTTCTTTGGTTTCAATGAGCTTGTCAAGATACCATTTGGCTTTGTATAAATCCTCAAGTCCATTTTTATCTTCGCACCTCCAAATGTATTTGATTATGTTCCCGGTGCAAACTGCGATGATTCCTTTTTTATTAGTAGTTGCTGATTCAATCGCATCAATGCACTCGATTAATCCTTGTTTATAGTGTTTCGGGTTGACTGCATCCATCTCTTTACAAATATATCATATTCTTCTTCCAGTATAAACGAATGACCACCGAGCATATAAACAATGCAATACTCGTGGTAAGCACTCACCCCAACAATTTGTGCAGAATCAATCGCACCATCTTCAACGATTTCAACGATGTCTGATTCTCCTTCAATCAAACCCATCCAGTTCTCGTTCTTTTGCTCGTGTACAATTTGAACCTTTAAGATCATATCCGTTTGCGTTTTTTTAACTTATAGAATTTGACCGTTGATTATTTTGAAGTTGTCGACATGAAACGATAAATCCTCATTGACGGTTACATAGGCAAATCCATTCGACCATTTGGTGTAGGCGTAAGGACGATATTCAGGTGACAAGTTGCAAAGTGAACCCATTGACCAAACGCCAACTTGTTCTCCGTGCAGATTGTTTTCTGAGTGATGAGATACTTGGTGATAGTGACCTACAATTGTTGATGCCTTTGCTTTCAAGAAGAATCCTCGTGCCGGGTTTACTGGTGAGAATACTGATTCCCCAAGTTCGTGACCGTGCAACACCGTCAACTTTCCAAGTTTGATCATTTCACGATTGACGGGTATGATGTTGTAGGTGTGCAAATGCAACAAAGATTCCAAACTCACATCGTTAAGGTCAGCCAGTTCACGAGCATTCCTCAATATGTAAGCTCTCATCCTTTCCTCGTGGTTTCCAATCTTGTAGTAAATGGGTTGTGTTGGGAACAACTCTCGCAAATACTTGAAAAAGTTTCTTCCCATTTCCAATTCTTCCGAGATTTTTGGTCTGCGGATTTCCTTTGAGAACCTGCTCACATCATAACAATCAAGAATATCACCATTCAAGATGATACAATCAGGCACATTGGTTGCTCCGTAATTTAGTGCAGCCGTCAAAGCTTCTTCATCGTGGAAAGGAAGGTGAATGTCTGAAAGTATCAAATACTTTCCTTCGCCCAAAACAACGGGAATCATATCCTCAGCTCGTGAAAGGATATTCAGTTTTGCCAATCCTTCTTTGATCGAAGAATGTGTTGGCTTATCTATGTGATTTTGATTCATTGCACATTTTGCACCCATATCTCCACTTGCACCCTTGTAATAACGCACCCTATTTCTCGCAACTTCTAAACTTGGAAACAATCCCTCCTCCTTTGTGAATATCATTGATGCCAAAGTTCGGTTAGGCAATTCAGGAAATTGAAGAATGTATTTTTTAACAATTTCTTGTTTAAGTGTTTTCATAGAGTTGTGTCAAGTGTACGATGTAACTCAATGGCTTGTTTCAGACCTTGTGACGAACTTTTGAATGTATCAAGGTAGATTGTATCCAAGTGATTAAGATATTTGATTAGAACGCTTCGTTTGATTTTCTCCCTTTCAACGATTCTTTCGTGCATTTCTACCTTCAATAGTGTTTTTGGCTTTGGATGTTCTTCAAAATTGAACATCGCCCAAATCACACTACACAGGTACAACGCAACTATTAGAGAGATAAGGAGTGAGAACTTGGAAGTTGATTGCATATCCAGCCAGTATATCAGTTTTTGAATCATAGAATGGTGATGCGTTTCCGTTGATGCTCAACTCAAAGTCACCATCGGCTTGATTGTTGTTGTCGACCAAAGCAAAGATGTCTGCCATAATTTGTGCCGTATCCGAAAGAACTTCAATTGTGTTGCTTTCAGATTCAAACACACGATCCATCACAATCAATGCAAAGTTGTAGGTCATCAACTTTCCAGTTGACTGCAAATTAAAGCCATCTGGATACAACCACACCAATGGATAATACTCGACATTCTCAACCGTCAAATTCGACTGCTGACCAACACCAAAGTGACCGACCATTTTATGGCTTTCGGCTGCGGTCTGAATCTTTTTGATTATTTGGTTTAATGTCATTTTTTAGGAATTTGAGAAGTTTGGCTTCGTTGTTTTTTTGCCACTTATTTGTCCTCGTGGGGGAAGTCATAGTTGAAGAAACAATCGTCATATCTTAGTGGTAAATAAATGCCTCCGCTGAATGCAGTTGATTTCGGTCTGATGGTGTCAATCGTGTTGCCGGGATTCAAGAACAATGGATAATCAGTTGTGTTTGTACGGAGATAATCACGCAATCTATTTGCATAGTATTCCGCTTTGTCACGATATCTGCCTTCAATCAATGTCATCTCTTCAACCGATACTGCACGAGCATTGTCCGATTCACGAGATGCAACCGATTTATTCATCAACTTGAATGTCATTGGCAACATTGCCTCAGTCAAAGTGTAGTACTTCAAACAAGGTGCAATGTATGAATCCAAAAGGGTTGTGTTTAAGTTGGTCAAAGTTCCTGCAAACGCTTGTGTCTGCAACTGGTTGTAAATACCCGAACCAATCACATCACGGATGTAGATTTCCTGAGCTTCTTTGATTGCTGACTTCAGCAACTTATCGTCAACATTCTCATTCAAAGGACTGTTGTCTTTCAAATAGGTTGTTGATATGAAATATACAAAGTTTGTCATACGTACTGCCATTTATAACCACCCGCACTTTTCCTTATTGCTGAACCTGCAGCAACGGCAGAAATACTGCGATGGTCTATGTTTGTTTTTCTATGTGCTTGTCTCACACTATCAAATATCTGAATCACGATATTGTCACGGCTTAACATTGCAACTTTCTTTTTTAATGGCGAACTGTCAAACATTTTTTTCCTCGTTTCTTCGGTAGCAAGTTGACCTTTTCTTGACGGAAGTTTTGTGTCCATCATATTAACCAAATTGCTAAATGAATTAATATATTTTGTTTCTAAGATAAATGCTTCAGATTCATCTGTTGTTTTATCTAATTCAACAAACAACAACTTTCCTCCGTTGTCCATTATACTTTCAATCAATTGTTTTTTCTGTAAATTGTTTTCAATTTTATTTTTTGAGATATGTTCACCTAATCTCGCTTTGGGTCGCTTAGTTTGTCCAACATAAAATATCTGACCAGTTAAAGAATTGATTAAGCCGTATATGTAAATTGTTCTTTTCATACTTATATATAGCAAAATCAATTCTCTGTAGCCACATTTACTTTATCCTTCTGAGCAGTTCTTGTTTCCACACGTGTCTGCATTGTGGAACATTCACATCTCTCACTGGATCGTGATACCATCCACCTCGTCTTGACCAAACATCAATCCCCGTTTCACTCTGAGCCGACATCGCATCAATATCCGCACGAGAATAAACTCTATTGCTTTGAACAATTTGACGGCAAAACTCACGAGAACCGGGTATGATTATTCCACCTGATATTCCTGGTGCAAGTGCGTACTTATAACGAACAACGATTTCGGTTTTCAACTGAGTGATTTCTTCCAATCCTTTTGTTGTAACCTCAAGACCTTGATTGTATCCCTTGATCAACTTCGCTTCGTTCAATTTTGCAATGGTATCAACTACGACTTGTGGATCAAGTTTGGTGATGTTTACGATATCGCCAACTTGCAAACCTTTGTTCTCTTTCAGCACATTCAAGATGGCTGATTCAATCGCAGATGCGAAGTCAAACTTCATCGGTTCAAAGTTCTCAGCAGGTTCACCGTACTTCATAAACACCGCCAAGTCACGCTCATCATCCCATCCAAAAGGATTTTGTGATGACATCGCAACGGGTGTTTTCTCAATCTCTTCAAATCCCAATTCCTTCCGTGCTTCGTTCTGCGTTAAAAGTCCAGCAGTAAACAAGGCAACATAATCAACACCAATCGGTGGTTTGTTGATTGTTTCCAAGCGAACTGGAGAGATGAATTGAAATAAATCAGTTAAGGTGTCATCAATCTTTTGTTGTCTTGGTTCGATGTATGATTGTTGGAACATCTCGTATGCTTCAATCATCTCGCTACGACCACCCAATTGACCCTCTACACGCACTCCAAACAACATCGGAGAGTTTACCTTGTGTGCAACGAATATCTCTTGTTGTACGGTCTTATTTAGCAAATCAAATTGCTTGTCAAAGTCCGATGGTTGCAAGTTGCTGATGACTGATTCTTTCTCTTGTGGATCGTTGTATTGAATGATAAGTCCACCGGCATTGTCCGTGCCTTGATAGTTTTCTTTGAATCGTCTTGCCGTTGAACGAGCTTCTTCAGGTGTTGGGATTCCCTTGAATAACTGGATGTGTGTTTGTGCGGTGAATCCGTTTTTGATTGAGTTCAAATAATAATTTGAAATCTCGGTGTCAACCTCAATATACTTCAATGCACCAACATAATCCGGCAAAGGATATTCGCCTTGTCCAGGTCGGTAGAATTGGCAATAATAAAGTGACTTTGATTCTCTTGTAGTTGAATTGAATGGCTGATAATGAACTTGCTCCGCTTTGCGGTCAGTCCAATCCTCACAATACACATAATCACCTTCAAGTCCTTTGCGGATATTCTTGAAAGGGATGTGGTATATTTCAGCAATTGCCGATTTCGCCTTGTTCCAAATTATCTCCAAGCAATAACCATTGAACAACTCAAGGTCATAAGCAATCTTG